AGGACACGCTGACCCGCTGCCGCCGGACAAAGGTTCTCCTGCTCGATGACCTCGGGAAAAACAAATTCACCGAGCGGGCGGAACTGGAACTCTTCGACCTGCTGGAACACCGATCCTCCCATGAACTTCCAATCATCTGGACGGCGAATGCGGGCCGCGAACCGCTCAAACAAATGCTCTCGCCCGACAGGGGCGAGCCGATCCTCCGGCGGCTCTCGGAGTTTACCAAAATCATCAAGACATGAAACCGTAGTTTTGACTGATACCATGAACACGCTAGAACACTACATCGAGGCGCACCGGCTCAACGAAACCGAGGTGATGAACATCCTGCAAAACCACGGGGTGATTTCCGACAACTGCGTGACCGCAGCGGAGGTCGCCGGGTCCGGCAAGGCGGTCGCCTTTTTGAACACTCTCCCACCAGACGAACAACCAATCCAATACTAACATGATCACATTATCCATTGATGTAACTCAACTTGACAAAGCCCGCTTCAAGCGGATCACCCGCAAGAACGGCAAAGAGGCGATCTTTGCCGACCTCATCCTCATCGACACCCCGGAATCAGACTACGGGGACTACATCGTGAAACAGCAAGTCACCAAGGAGGAGCGGGCCGCGAAGATCGAAATGCCGATCCTTGGCAACGCGAAACAACTCATCCCGGTCGCGCAGGCCGCGAAGGAAATCAAGACCCATGTCGAAAAAACCCACGACGACGAAGGTGACGAAATCCCCTTCTAAAGACTACCACGAAGAGGGAGTCCGCGATCTGGCTTGCCATGTCATTTGGCAAGCCATCGAGGACATCTGGAACAAGCATTTTTACAAAAGCAAGCACCAGCAGGCGATTATCAAGGAAGCAAGGCGGACGGCTCGGCATTTTTTCAAAAACCGGTCGTTCCGCCAAATCTGTTCCACGCTGGATTTACCGGCGGACAAAATCAAAGATGCGGCATTTTACCCGGCGAAATTTCCGCAGATCATCAAGATGCTGCGCGAAAGGAAAAAGAGATGAGTGACACACCCCAAACTGACGATCTTGCAAGAGGCAACCATGTGGTTCCGACCGAGTGGGCAGAGCAACTAGAAGGCGAGCGGGACGAGGCGCGTGAAATCGCACAGCAACTCATCAACATCGCATCCCACTGCCTCGGTTGGCATGAAAACGCCAATCCCGAAACCATCACCGAAGCTATCAAACGCTGGAACGCCGCCACCAAAAAATGAACCTCACCCATGATTACCTCATCAAAATCGGTTACCAATGTAATCCGGACGGAACATACACCAAATCTGTCTCTATGTCTTCCGGGATACCTCACGCCAAGCCTCAACCGGCTCCTCGGCAAACACTGGACCACGCTGGCCCAAGAGAAAGTCCGCGCAAAGCTCGCACTACTCTCATCATTACGAGAAGCGCATGCTCGCTCCTCGACGCCGACAATTTTGCAGGAGGCTGTAAGCCACTTATTGACCAACTGCGCTACGCCAAACTCATCGCAGACGACGACCCGGAAACGGTCGAAATCATCTTCCGGCAAGTCAAAGTCAAAACGAAAGCCGAAGAAATGACCAAGGTGGAAATCACGCGAAGCTGCGGGGATTTTAAAAGGGGGAACGACGATCTTGTCAAGACAAGTTTTGACTGATACCATTACCACATGAAACTCAACCCGAAACAAGAGGCGTTTTGCCAAGCCTACGCAAGCGGGCTTTCGATCACGCAAGCCTATGTCAAAGCCGGTTACTCCGAAAAGGGAGCCGGACAGGGAGGTGAACGCTTGTTGAAAAATGTTGAAGTGGCCAAGCGAGTCGATGAACTCCGCGCCAAATCCGAGGCGAAACTCACCTACAAGCGCGAGACTTACCTCGAAACACTTCGCGAGCGGTTCATGGAAATGCCGCCGGAATCGGCCACCTGCGCGAAGTATGGCGAGATGCTCGCGAAGGCGATGGGATGGAACGAACCGGAGAAGATCGAGGTCGCAGGGGCCATGGACATCAACATCCGCATCGGTGGCCATTAACATCGACATCATCCCGCGCCCGCAGTTGGCAAGCTACCTGCACCGCACACAACGCTGGTCGGTGATGGTGCTGCACCGGCGTGCCGGGAAATCATTTGTCTGCATCCAAGACTTGATTGCCAAGGCGCTTTCGCACAAGCGCAGCGGACCACCTCTCCGATACGCTTATGTGGCTCCGACCCGCGAGCAGGCGAAGGACATCGCTTGGAAATACCTTGTCCAATTCACCAGCCAAATCCCCGGCGTGGTGATCAACAAGGCCGATCTCGCGATCACATTCCACAACGAGGCCACGATTCGACTCTACTCTGGCGAAGCCTACGAGCGCCTGCGCGGCATCTACCTCGATGGCGTGGTGATGGACGAGGCCGCTGACCTCGACCCGGCAGCGTGGGACAATGTCATCCGGCCAACTCTGACTGACTACCAAGGATGGGCGACATGGGTGGGAACACCCAAGGGACGAAACATTTTCTGGAAGATGTGGAACCGGGCCTGCGCGGACAATGATTGGTTCACGCTCCAACTCAAGGCGAGCGAGAGCGGCATTATCCCGCCCGAGGAACTCGCGGACATCCGGCGTGGGACCACGGAAAATGCGTTCCAGCAGGAATACGAATGCAGCTTCAACATCGGTCGCCCGGGCGCGATTTATGTGCGATCCCTAGAAAAAGCGCGAGCCGAGAAGCGGGTCACCAACGATGTTTTGTGGTTCAAAGAACTCCCGACATACACAAGCTGGGATGTGGGCGCTCCGCTGAATCAAAAGGTGTGGGTGTGGCAAATGGTCGGAGACCGCATCAACTATCTGGAATCCCTCTCCGGGTCCGATGAATGCAAGACCCCAGCGGATTGGGCGGCACGACTCAAGGACAAGCAATACGGCTACGGCGGGCATTACATCCCGCATGATGCCGCAGCGGAAGTGGGAGGACTCTGGCAAGAGGCGCTCGCTCGCAGCGGACTGACCGGCGTGGTGCCGGTGCCACGGCAATTGAGTGTTTGGGATGGGATCAATCTTGCCAACGATGCGTTCCCTCGCATCTCGATGAACGAAGCCGGGTGCGCGGACGGCATCGAGGCGCTTGACGCCTACCACAGCAAAGAGGAGCGCGATGGCGTCACCATCAAGGATGTGCCGGTCCACGATTGGTCATCGCACTTCGCGGATGCGTTCTCGCTTTCCCATCAAGCAATCAAGCGCGGGATGGTCATCGACCGCTCCGCGATCCCACGGAAAGCCGAGCGGCATGAGGCGATCAAAGTCGTCGCCGGATTCCGAGGCGGTGGTTTCGGAAAGGTGCGGCGGTGAAACGCGAACTGGAACTCCAAATCCTCGACCTCTACCGGCGCTACCCGCAGCCGCGATCCTTCGCCGAGGAGGTGGAATTGACCGCATGGAATGGCGTGGTCATCAACACCGAGGACTTCTTCATGCTCGCCCGCCCGGTGGACATTCACGACCCCGAGGAACGCTGGCGCGATGCTGCTCACACATACCACCGGTTGTGTCAGAACTGCTGGCTGATCACTATATATTGTGGTATCAGTCAAAATAACCCTTGCAACTTTGCCCCGTATCGTCTCCCCTACATCGCATGGAGTCGGCGAGACCGCCCGCTCCGGATTTACGAAACCTCGAAACTCCAAACGCGATGCGACTTACTGACCACACCGAAAACCCCATCCTCTCCACCTGTTTAGCATGGTTCGGAGGAGGCGGACGCAAAGGCCCGAGCAAGCAGGAGCAACAAGCCGCGCAAGACCAGCAACGCATGATGCAAGAGGCTGCGGCACGGCAAGCAGCCATGCAACAGCAGCAAATGGAATTCGCCCGCCAGCAGGCCGAAGCCCAGCGCAAAGCGCAGGAGGAAATGCTCCGCCAGATGGAAGCCAACAAGCCCGCGCCCGGAGCGCAGGTGGACCCCGGCAACCCGGAAGCCGACATGGCGGCAGAGACCGCTCGTCGCAAGGGAATGCGGAAATCCATTCTCGCTGGGGAATCCTCGCAGGCTCCCATTACGACCGGCTACTCGACCCTCGGTTGACGCGGTTTTGACTGATACCAATGACCGGCAAAAATCCCGAACTCGTCGAAAAGGTAATCCAACGGCACCAAGAGATGGTGCAGCAGCGCACCACTTGGGAAACCTTGTGGGAGGACATCGCGAAGTTCGTGATGCCACGGAAAGCCGGTCTATTCACCCAGCAGTCGCAGCCGGATATTGCTGATGAGACGGCGCTATTTGATGCCACGGCGGTTCGGGCAAACATGATTCTCGCGAACGGCCAACTCGCGTGGATGACCCCGATGGAGAGCCGCTGGTTCTCGATGGACGCGCCCAAGGAAATGGAGTCCGAGGACACGGTCGAACAATGGTTCAAACGCTGCACGGAAGTCGTGCAGTCCGAACTCACGCGGTCGAATTTCTACACCGAGATTCACGAACTCTATCTAGACCGTGGCGCGTTTGGAACGGCGGCGATCTTGGTCGAGGCCGGTCGCAATTCCCCGCTCAA